TTTTTGATGAGTACATAGGGAGCGGCTTTCATGTGGAGGCCCAACCGCCCGGGGGTGCCCACCTCCAGGATGCGGCGGGCATAGGTGCCCTTGCGAACCTCCAGGCCGTCATCCCCATTTTTGTCCAGGGCGATGATGCCTGAGAGTGGGCGGATGTGCGCCAGGGGCACGTGCGTGCAGCTCATCTCCCAGGAGCCGTCCTGGTTTTGGTAAAACTCCGGTTCCATCATGCTGTAGTGGCGCAGCTTGCCGTCTACGATGCCCTCCAGCAGCTCATCAAAGCCTATGGTATCTATGAGCTCATTGATGGCCTCCACGGGCTGGCCGCTGCGGTCTACAAACTCCCAGCGGGCAGAGGTGACGGCATCTTTGATTTTGCCTGTGACAGCCTCCACGTGTGGGTCTAGCTCTATGTCTTCGGTGAGGTCGCTGATGCGGCTATATGTGGGGTGGATGGATTCAAACCCCTGTATGGCGGCTTTCCAGTCGGGCATCTCTTTGGCCCGTCTGTCCACAGGCATGATATTGAGCTGCTGTATGACGATGGATGCGGGAGCACCTCCGGGCTGTTTTTTGGACTGCTGCTGGCCGTAGCCTTTGTTATTTTTCTTCATGGGTATGGAGTCTTTAAAGTCCTGTTAAATCTCTCTGTGTGCGGCTGCCCACCACCTCTATGGTATTGGGCGCATTGACAGGCGTGGTGAGGAGTGTCCAGGAGGCGGGGATGACCCGACCATCGTGGATCTTCAGCAGATCACGGCGGGCATCCTGCTGCCGTCTGTCCCAGTAGTCTGTATTGGTGAGGGCGCTGCTCACCTTCAGAAATTCCCACACGGCCAGGTCTTTGATGAGCTTCATCAGGTATCTGTTGCGGGCGGTGCCGGATTTGGCAAAGTCGGTGGCTACATTGTAGCGGTTGCTGATCATGTCCTTGATCTCCTCCTCGGCGGTATCTATGGCCGCCTGTAGGAGGTCGTCGCCATCTCTGTCCACGGTGGTGATCACCTCGGCATAGAGGCTGTCTGTAAAATCGTCTGTCGTTACCAGGCTCATATTAGTGGCTTTTGGTTTTTAGTTAATATTGGCTGTTGGCCTTTGGCTTTTGGCTTTTGGCTTTTGGCACAATCAAAATCGTTTAGCGTTGTATCTGGACACAGGCACTCCCTGCATCTTACTCACATCATTGATGGTCTTGCTGTCCACCACGTGGTGGGCACCTTCTACGGCATCCGGGCCGTCATCGTGGGCGCGGCTGGTGGGGCTCAGGGCGAGAAACTGGGCCTCACAGTCTACCATGTGCTGGGAGCCGCCACCTTTCAGCGGGGAGCCCTTCATGTCTATGTTGAACCAGAGTTTTTCGTTTCTATTGAGCGGCTCCAGTGCGGCCTCTATTCGGAAAAACTTGTCTGGCTTATCCCTGGCATCGGCCTTTAGTGGGAGGGTCTTGCCGTGGCGGATGTTGGCGGCATTCAGCTCCATCTTGAAGGAGTCGTCTATGCTGGGCCACTCTATGACAAAGTAGACGGGCACCACTCCGGCCACATCGTCCAGTATTTCAAACTGCCAGTCGAGCATCTGCGCGGTGGTGGTCTGGGCGCAGTACATTTTCAGCACGTGGTATTCGTCGCGCCACTTGCCCATGAGGCAGGTGGCTTTAAAGTCGTTTCTCTTGCCTGCTTTGTAGCTGGGATCTGTGTAGGCCACGAGAAACTTGTATTCACGGAGCGGCCTTAGCTTTTTGTAGCACAGGGCCTTGAATACCTTGCCCTGGGTGATGGGGTTATTGAAGTACTCGCCCTGATGCGCGGCATAGCTGATCTTGCTGAGTGTGCGATCGATCATGGCCTCAGTGTTTTTCTGTGGCCAGGTGGATCTGCCCCGGTGATCGCGTATGTTGATGATCTCCGACTTATCGGCCTTTTCCATGGCCTTTTTGATGCAGCAGTACTCGGCGATGATGTTGCCACAGAATATGATGAGGAGTGGACTGGAGATAGATCTGGTGGCGTAGAAAGCTTTTTCTACCCAGTCCCACTTTTTGTCCACGGTGTCCGGGTTTCGGCAGTCTTCGTCTGTGTCAAAGTCATCGATGAGGAGCACGTCCGGTCTGATGGCTTCATTACGAGTACCACGGGGCGACTGTCCGGCACCGATGGCTCGAAAGGCCACCTTTTTGCGGGTGATAAATTCGTTGTCTGTCCAGGTGCCGGGGCGCTCCTGCACGCCATAGTCGTGGATGATGCGCTCATTTTTCTCCAGGATGATTTTATAGGGCTGTAGCAGGCGCATGGCATTGTCGGCGCTGTTTGAGGTCAGCACGATGTTTTTCTTCTTGCCAGTGAGGGTGAGGTATAGCACCTCCATCATGGTGCGGCCTGTTTTGGAGAGATCTCTGCTCCAGGCGCGCACTTCCCACCACTCCGGGTTGGAGAGCACGCGTTTTGTAGATCGCTTGTGAAAGTCGGCAGGCTCACTGGTGCAGTAGTTGCTGAAGTAGTGCATAAACCACTCCTCCGGGTTGGCTTCCAGGCGTGCTATTCGCGCTTTCTTCTCTGCTGTGGTCTCCTGATAATTGACGGGGGCATCCCGGTTCATGTTTTCCACGAACTCTTCCCAGTCAAAGAGGGCCTTTTTGTCCAGAGGTTTGAGGGTGATGGTTCTCATTTCATTTTGGATTTCACATAGTCATCAGCCACTAGCGTGATTTGCTTAGCCAGCTCGTAGTCCATGCTGCGTGCATGGGTGATCACTTCCTTCATCACATTGATGGCATCACTGAGGCTGGTGTCTGTCTCCATCTGCTTGATGCCTGCCCCTACCTTGCTGATGGAGTCGGCGATCTTGGTGATGCGGTTGATGATTTTATCCTTTTCATCCTGAGCCGTCTCCTCAGACTTGTAGTCACGCTCCAGCCTGTCCAGGGTGTCATTGAGGAATGTGAGGCGGCTCATTAGTCTGCGGTGCTCGGCCTCTTTGGTGAGGATCACCGAGCCCAGGAGCATATCCCAGTGCTCTTTATTCACCCAGCTATTGATTGTCTGCGCAGAGACCCCCACACGCTGGGCCAGTTCTTTCTGCACGGTCACCCCCTCTATGGTATAGAGCATTTTGGCATAATCCTTTTTGGCGGATACGCTCATGGTGGTTTCGCTTGCTTTGCGCGGTTTGCGGGTTGCTTTTTTCTCTGCCATACAGGCCAAAATTGCCCCTTATATAGTGTCTCCAAAAATGCGAATGTGCTATGCCGCCAGCTACTGACGGCATAGCCGAAAGCTGCGTACAGCATGCGGAAACCCAATTTTTAAGGCCGGGAAAAGCACCTCTATTTTGGGGCATGAGTTTGAAAAAGACTAAGCCTTTTGTGATCAGCAGTGAAGCAAAAAACAGCGCGGGGTTTCGTGTGCGCACGGCTGGTATAGACACCAGCGGCTATGCCAACAACCCGGTGATGCTTTATGACCATGATCCGAAGCAGATACTCGGCAATGGAGAGGACGTGCATGTGGACGGAGTGAAGCTAATGTTTACCCCCGCATTTGACACCTCCGATCCAGCAGCCGAGAAAGTCTATAATAAGGTACAGAATGGCACTATACGCATGGCCTCTGCCGGACTGATCCCGCTGAAGTGGGGCAAGGATGACGAGGGGGAGATCTGGCTGGAAGAAAGCAAGCTGCGCGAGTGTACCATCACGCTTTTCGGGGCCAACCCCGAAGCCCTGGCCGTGCAGCTCTACGACGAGCATGACAACCTCATCAAGCTGAATGAGGAGTATGTGATGGCCCAAATCCCAAATCAAAACCAAGACAAAAATATGAAGACTATCAATCTGGAAGCCTCCAAGGCTTTGCCACTGGTGAAGCTGGCAGATGGGGCTACACCCGAAGAATTTGTAAGCGCTGTACAGCAGCTGGTGACCTTGTCTGAGACTCAGGCACAGCAGATCGTGACGCTATCTGCCGAGAAGGTGGAGGCCAATAAGCTGAAGCTGAAGGCCGAGGAAGATCTGAAAACGCTGAAGGCTGAGCAGGCAAAGAGCAAGCTGGTGGAGCTGGTGGACAAAGCTGTGGTAGACGGCAAGATCACCGCCGACCAAAAGGTGGACTTTTTGGGCGATGAGACCAAAGAGATCATAGGCCTGAGCTATGAGCAGGCAAAGAACATCCTGGACAAGCTGGCCCCCCAGCCGAGTATCAAAAGCCTGAACCTGAAAGCAGGAAAGGTAGGAGAAGTGCCGGAGGATCTGGCCAAGATGAGCTGGGATGAGCTGGATGCTGCCGAGCGCACAGTGGAGCTCATGGAGCTGGACTATGGGATGTTCAACGAGAAGTTCAAGGCGCGGTTTAAGCGGGACTACAAACCCGAGTAAGCCACCACTAAAATCGATTTTAAAACCCTTTTAAAAGACCTATAGCAATGTCAAACATACTATACCCGGATGGGATAGCCACACGACTGGCCCCCACCTACGCAGCCACCATAGAGCTGGCTGTCTGGAATAACCTCACCCTTTTTGAGGTGACCCTCACAGGCACACTCACCATCGACCTGGACATAGACTCTGAGACCCGCGACGGAGCGGTGCTGATCGGGCGCATCATCCAGGATGCCACAGGCCGCGCTGTGACGTTTGGCACGGGCTTCAATGCCGCAGACGATGGCATAGCCGGAGTGGCCAACGACACGGACGTGTTTGAAGCGCGGTACAACTCCACCACTGGCGTATTTGACGTGGTGAGTGTGACCAAAGTGGTAGACGCAGCCTAAAAAGGTGCCAGGGCAGTGATGAGCAGGTGTGCTTTAAAAACTGACTTTAAACCATTTTTAATCAAGAAACGATGAAGCGATTCAAATTTTTAAACCTGATAACTAACATACTGCTGGCGCTCTTTGTGGGCGTGGTGGTTATGACCACCCTGGCGGTGAATCCCTACGTGGTAGCACTGGGTGTGCTGGCGGTGGGGTGTCTCTATACCTGGAAGCGTAGCAAGTCTGCCAAGACCGGGATGGTCTATATGGCCCTGCAAGTGCAGATGTGGGACAGCACCATAGAGAAAGAGCTGTACAAAAACAACGAGTTTCTTCGCCACTCCAAAAAGGCCGATGGCTATGTGACTGAGGGTAAGTATGTGCACATACCGCAGCAAGGCACTGGAGCCGAGGTGGTGGTGAATCCACAGTCTTTCCCACTGGAAGTCTCCGAGCAGGAAGATACTGACGTGATGTATCAGCTGGATCTGTATGCTACCAAGCCGAAAAGAATCGGATGGAGCGAAATACAGGAGCTGAGCTATGACTTCAGAGCGTCTACCATAGAGAACGACCTGAACAAGATCAAGGAAACCATGGCTGAGCGCATGCTGCACAACTGGATCAGCAGCCCGCTGATAGGCTCAGTGGCCGCCACCACCCTGCCCGCTGCCCATGTGCTGGCCGCTACCGGAGCCAACGGCACCAACAACGCGGAGGCTACCTCTGCCACTGGACACAGAAAGACCTACAGCCTGAACGACCTCCAGCGCATGCGCGCACTGGCGATCTCACAAAACAGCTGGTATGAAGGACATATGTACGCCATGCTGACCCCACAGGCTCAGATAGAGATAGCGCCCGCAGACTCTGTGGTGACTGCCACCTACATGCAGAAAGTGAGCGACGAAGACCGCAAGAAGGGCGTGTATATGGAAGTGCAGGGCTGGAAGATCCTGACCCGGAGCTCAGTGCTCCGCACCCAGGCAGACGGTACCCTCCGGGCCATAGGCGAGACCGGAGCCTCTACCGACCAGAGCGCGTGTTTCTTCTGGGCTGACATAGCCGTGGAGTACGCGCAGGGCGAAGTGAAGATGTTTGAAAAGCTGAACGACCCGCAGTTTCTCGGGGACGTGTACAACTGGGCCGCCCGTACAGGAGGCAGGGCCAGGAGAGACGACTACAAAGGGGTCTACCTGCTGAGACAAGCAGCCACAGCCTAAGATACACCTGTGAATCAAGTCCAGGGCTGCCGTACATCACATGGCGGCAGCCCCCTTGATAAAAGCTAAAGCATGGATCATATCAAAATCATCTTAACCAATCTTTTCCTGGCCGCAGGTACGGCCATCACCTGGATAGACAGCATAGAGGCAGTCTTCAGGGTGGTCACCACCATAGTGACCGCACTGGTGGGGATACTGAGCCTGGAGAAGATCATGAAGGAACGTAAAAAGCGAAAGCCCTAATGTCACACCGCAGACTAGAACTACTCGAAGCAGCCTTTAGCCAGTATGGCATAATGGAGGTGAAAGGCCAGGCCGATAACCCGGAGATCATCAAGTACTTTGATGCGCTGGGGCTGGATGGCAAAGCGCTGAAGGATGAGACCAGCTGGTGTGGGGCTTTTGTAAACTGGTGTACTGCCCAGGCATGCCTGCCAGGCACCGGAGATCTCAGTGCCAGGTCGTGGCTGGAGGTGGGCCTACCCACCGCAGACCCTGTGCCAGGAGATATAGTGGTACTGTGGCGAGGTGAGCACCCTGATGAGTACATCCCCGGCACACGGGTGAAAAAAGGCCATGTGGGCTTTTACATCAGGCACGATGCCCACCATGTGTACATACTGGGCGGAAACCAGAGCAATATGGTGTGTATCAGTGCATACCCCATGCATCAGGTGCTGAGTTTTCAGAGTGTGGTGAAATGAATCGGTGCAGTGGCCGCGGGCTGCTGATGCTGATCATCTGGATCATATTGACAATAATGCTACTAATACCATGAGCAAAAAAGGATCTAAAATATTCGGAATCATCTTCAAGCTTTTTGGCAAGAAGACCTCCAAGGATGCGCTGAGAAATCAGATCATCAAGGCACTGGACACCAACGGCGATCAGAAGCTGACCATAGATGACTGGGCCAACGGCCAGTGGAAGCACATCAACTGGGCGCTGCTGATCCCGGCAGTGCTGCTGATCATCGGCAGCCTGGTCTATGGCATAGTATCGGGGCCGGAGTATCTGGAGTACTTCATTAATCAAATTAATAACTAATATGAAATCTTTACAGGAAAGACTTAAAGAGTATTTCAATGCCGCACCGGAAGCCGATGTGGTGTGGGTAACTGCCGATGAGCGCATGTTTGGCGGCAATGACGGAGCAAACAATGCCCGGCAGCACGGAGTGCGGATAGGGAAAAAGAAAGTGGAGGTGTACAGGCGAGACTCCCCACAGGCGGAGACAGAGCTGGGCAAAGCCCTGAAGAGCGGAGCAGGCAGCGCCAAAGCGCTGGAGAAAGCAGCCGCAGAGAAAGCGGAAGCGGAGAAGGCAGCAGCTGACAAGGCAGCAGCAGAGAAAGCAGCAGCTGACAAGGCGGAAGCAGAGAAGGCAGCAGCAGAGAAGGCGGAAGCAGAGAAGGCAGCCGCAGAGAAGGCGGAAGCGGAGAAGGCGGAAGCAGCGAAAGCCGCTGAGCAGGTGAACGAGGTAAAGAAACCTACGGATAAGATGACCAGAGAAGCACTGGCCGACTGGCTCAATGAGCAGGGGGTGGAGTTTGACCTGAAGGATCTGAAAAAGGAGCTGCTGGACAAAGCCACAGCCAAGTATGAAGCGTTAACCAAAAACGAACAATAAGATGAGCAGAACTGCATACGGAGTTGCATCAATTGAGAAAGGCTCCATCAATGCCACCACGGGACTGGGCGAGAGCTTTGCCTCAGTGGGAGACATCCTGAAGGACACCGCCTACCTGAGCCAGTCACCTGGCAATAAGACCCAGCACTTTGCTGAGCTGAAGACCAACCCGATCATAGTGATCACCGAGCCTGGAGAGATCAAGTTTGAGTTTGGGCTGATCGATGCCCTGGCCGACACTGTGGTGCAATACATGGGCGGTACCGTGACCAACGTGGCAGATGCTGCCGACATCTGGAGCAGCCCTACGGATGTGCCGGACATCGAGAACGCCTTCAAGATCACCACGGAGGATGGCACGGTGTTCACGATCAACCGCGGGCGTGTTGAAGCCATGCACGACCTGGTGCCTACCCGCAAGGGCTTGTACCAGCTGAAGGTGTCGGTGACTGTGCTACAGCCGCTGATAGACGGAGTGCCAGCCATGACCATCACTGATGGTGTGGTGACTTTCACTTCTTAATCCCCTCAAACTTGGACACAGGATGGCTGAAAAAGTAAACATAGAGCAGCTTGCTGCCGAGCATATACTGAACAAAGGCGCGCGTATGAAAATGCGCGCGCCTTTTCTGTGCAGGCTCTTCGGCATCAAGACTATAGGGCTGCGCGTGCGTGCGCCCTATGAGGGCACCATGGCGCGGGTGTCTGCCTACTACCTGAGCACCGGGCTCACCAGCGAGCAGCTGGAGGAGGTGACGGTGGAGCAGGCGGTGGGCCTGATGGCGGCCCATGGTAAGACACTGACCAAAGCCGTGGCTTGCGCCTGGCTGAATGGCTACTGGAGTGGCATGCTCCTCACCCGGCCTCTGGCCTGGTACATGAGGTGGCACTGCACGCCGCAGGAGATCCTGGATATCGCTTTGATGATCCTGCTCTATGGCGGCACAGCGGATTTTATGAATACTACCAGATCGGTGCGGATGATGAAGATCACGAGTCCGAAACTGGGCCAGGCTCAGAAGAGCAAAAAGCACGGGAGTTAGTCCAGACAGGGATGCATAGCCCGTGGGGTCTGCTGTACCAGATAGTGAAGGAGACCGGGTGGACATGGCACCAGGTGCTGTGGAAGGTGAGCCGCACCAATATGCTGATGATGATGGCCGACAGGCCCAACTTCATCAGCAAGAAGGCCGCCCCGGAAAAGAAGAGCGGCGGAGATCTGGCCGCACAGCTGCTGGCCAGCGGAATGGCTAAGAAACTATAAGCGACAGACCAATGAAAGTAACCTATCAGATAGGCGTGAACATGACCGGGCAGCCAGCTTATGTGGAGCACATAAGAACGGAAAACCAGCGGGAGACACCAATCTGCAAAACCTGCGCAGGGCCAGTGCCACGCGCAAATACACGATCAAAAGGAAGTAACCTATGCCGGAAAGATTTGATCCTATACACGTAGACTTTGTCCTGAATAGCCAGGATGTGAAGTACAGCAGTGCCCAGATAAAAAACGACATCACGGGCACTGATGCTACTGTGCAGCGGTCTGCCCAGAAGGTGGGCGAGACAGTGAAGCGTGTGTATGATCAGAGCGTGAAGGAGGTGAACGACTACAGCGCGGCAGTGGCCAATGCCTCGCGGGCGCAGCTGGCGCACAATACCCGGGTGGTGGCGAGTAAGCGCTACTTTGACAGCTTCGGGCACTCCATCAACCAGATCAGCCGGGAGCTCCCCAACTTTGCGGTGAGTGCTCAGATCGGCTTTTTGGCACTGAGCAATAACATCCCCATACTGGCCGATGAGATCAACAGGCTGAAGCTGAGAAACCAGGAGCTGGTGGCGAGTGGACAAAAAGGGATCTCTATCTGGGGGAAGATCGCCAAGTCGCTGTTTGGCTGGCAGACGGCCCTCACCATAGGCATCACACTGGTGACCCTGTATGGCAGGCAGATTGGTGAGTTTTTCTCTGAGCTCTTCAAGGGCAAGAAGGCCGTGGATGAGCTGATCAACAGCCAGGAGAGCCTGAATAAGGCCATAGAAGGGACAGACTACAAAAATGCGCTTCAGGACATAGCCGAGCTGCGAGGCAATGTGGCTCTGGCGAAGGAGGGCATGATAGATGCCACTGATGTGGTGGATCAGTATAACAAGTCCCTGGGCAAAGCTGCCGGAGAGGCTCAGACCCTGGCAGATGTGGAGCAGTCGCTGATAGACAATGCTGATGCCTACATACAGATGATGCTGTACAAGGCGGCTGCCATGGAGAGCATCAGCGAGGCCAGCAAGCTGGTGGCAGAAAACCAAAAAGAGCAGCAGAAAGTAGAAGATGACATAGCTGCCAAAAGGAAACAGATAGAAGACCTGAATAGGGCCCCTACCACAGAGGCTGAGGCCATCGCTAAAGGTGCGAGAAACTCTCCACATGACGCGGCCAGCTACTACGGTACGGACAGCGAGCGCACCAAGGCCCTCAATGCTCAGATCAGTGACCTGGATGCAGAGATCGCTAAGCTGGAGGAAAAGCAGAGTGAGCTGAGCAACAAAGGCAATGAGGTCTATCAGAAGCTGCTGCGCAAAGCAGCTGAGATAGCCAAAGCCAATGGGCTGGATCTTTTCCCGGGGGATAAAAAAGGAGGCAGCGGAGATCCTGCCAGCCGCAGGCAGGCCCTACTGGACAGGCTGATAGCACTGGACAGGGAGTATGCGCGCAAGAAGCTGGAAGATGATGAGGCTGAGGTGCAGGCCCTGAAGGATAAGTTTGAGCGAATCCGCGAGCTGGTGACCCGCTTCAATGCTGACCCTAAAAACAAGGGAGCCCAGATAGCCATGGGCGATATAGACGATGTGGAGATCCGTGCTGGGGCCAACCTGGCACAGTCACAGGAAGCCAGGCGGCTGGAGAAGATCCGGCGAGAGGCTGAGGCGGCACGCCGCGAGCAGGAAAAGGAATGGGCCGAGCTGCTCCAGGGGCTGCGCGGGTATGAGAAAAAGCGACTGGATGCCATAGCCGAGTACCAGAAGACCCGCGAGCAGCTGATCCGCCAGGGCAAAGAGGCTGAGGCGGCAGAGCTGGACGCACAGCACCAGGAGGAGCTGGCTCAGCTGGATGATGCCAATGTGGCCAAAATGAAGAGCTACAAAGAGCTGTTTGATGGCACCATCAAGCTGAGCAAGGATGCAGCGGCGCAGATCATCGCCAATGCGCGCAAGCTGCTGGAGACTCAGGAGATGAGCGCCGAGATGAAAGCCAAAATACTGCGCGAGATCGCGGAGATAGAGCGATACATAGAAGAGACGGAGATCGATAAGATCCTGAAGCTGGCGGACGCGCTGGGCACACTGGGCGGAAGCCTGAGCGAATTTGAAAACTCAGGGCTGAGCCAGGCGGGTGCGGCCCTCTCTGGCCTGGCCGGGGGCATGCGTGACCTCACGACGGTGTTTGACAGCAGCAGCTCAGATATGGATGTGATCAGCGCGGGGATCAACGGCGTGGTGCGGATGATCACGATGATAGCCACTGCTGCCAAGAAGCGGAAAGAAGCCGAAGAGGCCTACTACCGCAGCATGATAGCGCTACAGCATGAGTATAACCTGGGACTGATAGAGCAGACCCGCCTCCAGTCCATCATGGAGGAGAGCGTGTTTCTGAAAGACTATGAAGGGCGGATGACTGATGCCTTTGCGGCCATGCAGGCGAGCAGCGAGCAGTACCAGCAGGCGCTGGAGGCGCTGAATGATGTGCAGGTGAAGTTGGGGCAGAAAAATGAGATAGACTGGGGATCTGTGGGCACCGGAGCGAGTGCCGGGGCGGCCATAGGCGCGGCGGTGGGGAGTATAGTGCCAGTGATCGGTACGGCAGTGGGTGCAGTGGTGGGCGGTATAGGTGGGGCCATCACGGGGCTGTTTGCCGGGAAAAAGAAGGGCGATGTGTGGGGCAGCTTGCTGGGCGAATACCCGGAGCTGCTGGAGCAGACTGCCGATGGTGTGTGGCGGGTGAATGAGGCCCTGGCCGCCAGCCTGAT